TAGACCTTAGGGGGTCGAACAAGACAGACAATGATTACAATAGACAAAGACAATGTAAGATTACACCCGGACGGGAACAAGGCAGCTATCAAGAATAGCCTGTCTGAACTCGGTGCTGGGCGTTCTGTCCTTCTGGATGCTGACGATGTTCTTATTGCTGGCAACGGCGTGTACGAGCAGGCAGAAGCCCTTGGCATTCCTATCCGTGTAATTGAGACTGATGGGACTGAACTCGTCGCAGTCAAGCGTACAGACCTCAGCACGGACGATGAGAAGCGTATCGCTCTTGCTATTGCCGATAACCGCCTGACTGATCTGTCTGAGTTTGACGATGAAGCATTAAACAAGATGCTGGACGAACTTTCTCCAGATATGCAGGAGCTGGCGGGGTATGCTGTCGACCCGAACGACCTTTTGAACGAGGGCAATACCGATGAGGACGAAGTGCCGGAAGTCACCGAGGCAACCTGCAAGCTGGGCGAACTCTGGATTCTGGGCAACCACCGTCTTTTGTGTGGTGACTCTACCGATAAGGAACAGGTTGAGAAGTTGATGGATGGCGAGAAGGCGGACATGGTATTTACGGATCCGCCTTATGGGGTTGATTATGATGGAATTAAGAATGATGACCGTAAAGGTCTTGAGTCTCTCTTGAGGGGTGTGTTCAGTAATTATCTAGCGACATCGAAGTCAGGTGCGTCTATTTACGTTTTTCACTCAGACCGATGTGCTGATATATTCCACAAGGTGTTCAGGGAGTTCTTCCATTTTAGCTCTATGGTTATCTGGTCTAAAAATTCACTGACTTTATCGCAGACGGACTATCAAAGCCAACACGAGCCGTGCCTCTATGGATGGATGGACAACGGCTCTCATTCGTGGTATTCAGACAGAAAACAAACATCGGTGTGGTATTGCAATAAGGAAAGAGTAGAGGGGCATACAACCCCGAAACCAATCGAGATTATTGAGCGTGGCGTAAACAACAGCAGTAAGGGTGGCGATTTAATAACTGACTTATTCCTCGGCTCAGGCTCAACCTTAATAGCCTGCGAAAAGACAAACCGCAAGTGCTACGGCATGGAATTGGATGAGCATTACTGCGATGTAATCATAAAGAGATGGGAAGATTACACCGGAGAGACGGCGGTGAAACATGCGATCTAAGCGTCTGAGTAAAATATTTAGGATAAATAAGGCGGTGTTAGATGCCAGGTCCAGCTAAGACACCGACAAATATACTCAAGCTCCGTGGCAGTACCCGCGTTTGCGAAAGAAAGAATGAGCCGAAGCCGAAGAAATGCAGTGGATTACCACGCAAGCCCGAACACCTTAAGGGCGATGGGGCGAAGTATTATAAGGTTGTCGGCAAGAAGCTGCTGGGGATGGGCGTGCTGACCGTGGTTGACCATGAGGCACTGGTTGTAATGTGTGAAGAGTACGGACAATACAAAGAAGCTGACAAACTATGTAGGACGTTGCTGATTAAGACCAGCAATGGAAACGTAATCCAGAACCCGGCTATCGGGATTAGGAATAAAGCAAGAGAAGCATTAAAGAAGTCAATGTCTTATTTTGGCATGACTCCAAGCAGTAGAGCAAGTTTATCTATTAAGGTTGAAGTTGAAAACAAAGAAGACAATGTTAAAAGGTTCTTCCAGAACAGGACAGCATGAGTAAGAAAAAGACACCAAGCGTTTTTTCAAAGTGGGGTAAGCTCCTGGAACTGATTCCGGGTTACTCTCCTATCGAAACCGCAGGCGACTGTTGGTTTGACGAGGAACGTGCGCAGTTGTGTATTGACTTCTTTCAGGAGCATCTTTGCTTTATTGAGGGCGAAAAGGCTGGACAGGCATTCTTGCTTGAGCCTTGGCAGAAGTCTATTCTTGCTAATTTGTTTGGATGGATTAGACCGGATGGAACACGTCGCTATCGTGAAGCGTTTATATTTGTACCCCGCAAAAATGGAAAGACTCCGTTCGCCGCGGGTATTGTAGATATGGTGGCCTTTGTTGACGGAGAGCCGGGAGCCCAGCTATACGTAGCAGCAGGTGAACGTGAGCAGGCCGCATTGACGTATCGGCACGCTGCCGGGATGATTGCAAGGAATCCAGAGCTTGCGAAGCGATCACGGGCGTATAGGACGTTCAAGAGCATTGAGTTTTATGATGGTGATTGTGTATTTAAAGCCCTGTCTGCTGATGCAGATACTAAGCATGGCCTTAATGCTCACCTGGTAATCAATGATGAGTTGCATATCCAGAAGAATCGTGACCTAGTTGACACGCTTGAGACTGCCACGGCATCGCGCCGGCAGCCGATGATTATCCATATTACTACTGCTGGCTTTGATAAGCACTCGATTTGTTATGAGAAGTACAGCTATGCTGAAAAGATTCGCGACGGAGCGATTGATGATATTAAATTTTTACCTGTTATATATGAAGCGTTAGAGGATGATGATTGGACTGATGAAAAAACATGGATCAAAGCTAATCCGAATCTCGGCGTTAGTGTGTCTCTTGATTACTTAAAATCTGCTTGTAAAGAGGCTCAGGACGTACCGGCTAAAGAAAATACATTCAAGAGGCTTCATTTGAATATCTGGACAGAGCAAGAGACTCGATGGCTTTCAATGATAAAGTGGAATGCGTGTGACGAAAAATGCGATGAGCAGGTATTGTTCGGTAAACCCTGCTTCGCTGGGCTTGACTTGTCATCAAATACAGACATCACAGCCTTCGTCATGGCTTTCCAGGTACAGAATAGCGTTGTTTTAATCCCACGTTTCTGGATACCTAAAGAGAACGCAACGGAACGCGAACGCAAAGATGGCGTCCCCTACAGTGTCTGGGAACGGCAGGGATTCTTGACGATGACTGAGGGTAATGTAATCGACTATGAATATGTTATTGACGACATACAAAAGGACTTTGAGAAGTACGACGTGCAGGGCATTGCATTTGACAGGTTCGGCTTTGAGGCTGTCCGGCAACGGTTTATAAAGGTCGGTGCTCCTGCAGATAAGTTTATATCTTTCGGCCAGGGCTTCTTAAGTATGTCCCCGCCGATGAAGGAACTTGAAAAACTGGTGCTTGAGGGTGCAATAGTACACAACGACAACCCTGTTCTTAAGTGGATGGCGTCGAATGTGGCTGTCCTGCAAGACCCGGCAGGCAATGTCAAAACGAATAAAGATAAATCGAGCGAGAAGATAGATGGAATAGTTGCCGCGATCATGGCTATTGGTTTGATGACAGTAGACCCCGGCAGAACAGAAGTATTCTATGAAAATCACGGTGCAAGGACTATTAGCTAATGTGGAATCCCTTTACGAAATCTAAAACACCAGAACTGAAAGCCGTAACTGCTACCGACACAGACGGATGGTTTCCGTTGATGTTTAACGGTGGTGTGATGACTGCGGCCGGAGTTTCAATCAGTAACGACACGGCCTTACAGATCAGTGCTGTATTTAATAGCATCCGTATTATTGGTGAGGACATTGCAAAACTCCCATTACAGGTATTTAAGAGGCTTGACAAAGGACGCGAGAAGCGTAGTGACAATAATATCTGGCGTATTTTCAATGAGTCCCCAAACCCCGAAATGGATGCAATGTCTTTCCGCAATACTTTACAGGGTCACATCTTAGGGTATGGCAATGGGTATGCTGAGATAATCAGGGACGCAGACGGCGAAGTCGATCAGTTATGGATTATTGATCCGTCCAGGGTTATTCCAAAGCGAAGACAAGACGGGACTTTATATTACCAGGTGACGACACCGAGCGGGCAGCCTACGGAAGTGTCGCCTAGTAAGATATTCCGTATTCCGGGATTTGGTTTTGACGGCGTAACTGGATATAATGTAATTACTTATGCTCGGCAGTCGTTAGGGCTTGCCCGTGGTGCTGAGGATTACGGCTCTAAGTTCTTTGGCAATGGGGCTAAAGCTTCGTTAGTCCTGGAAATACCGCAGGAATTAACAGAAAAGTCAGCCGACAATCTTATAAGGTCTGTCCAAAAGCAGGTCAGTAACCAAAACCAACACGGCATATTGCTCGCCGAGCAGGGTGCTAAGTATAGTACACTATCGGTATCTCAGAAAGACAGCCAGTATTTAGAGACTCGCCAGTTTTCGGTAAGCGATATTGCAAGATGGTTCAGGATGCAGCCGCATAAAATCGGCGATCTCTCAAAGGCGACATTCTCTAATATTGAACAGCAATCCCTTGAATATGTTGGCGACACCTTAACTCCGTGGTTCGTCCGGTGGGAGCAAGCTATTCGGATGCAGCTTATGACACCTGAGCAGCAGGCAGATAATTTATATGTAAAACATAATGCCAACGCTCTGCTTCGCGGCGACCTCAAGAGCAGGTATGAGGCTTACGCGAGTGGTATTGTAAATGGCTGGTTTACCCGTAACGAGGCAAGGGAACGCGAAGATCTTAACCCAATTGAGGGTCTGGACGATCCGCTTGTGCCTTTGAATATGGCAGTAGTCGGCGAAGAGCCTGTAGATACGGGAAATACTGACGCATTCATTGAAGATGCTGCTGCGAGGATTACAACCGCAGAAGAGCATGGACTGTCTGCGAGGGTTAGTAAGGCAAGTGAAGACCGCGACCGATTCAATGAATGGGTTAATGTGTTTTATTTAAAACACGAGGCTTATATTGGCACTTGTGTTAAATCTTTCGTTACTGCTGATAATTGCATAAACACCTTACATGCCATAACTAATGGGGGTGTAAATCAAATAATGATGTGCGACGACCCATCAGAGCATATAAAAACATGGAATAGAAAACAAGAAATAGTAGACATAATCAAAGAGGCACTATTATGTACGACCAAATAATAAACGCATTCAACAATCAGGTATGGGCTATCATGCCCGACAACATGGAATCTATTATGCGATGGCTTGGGCCTCGGCTGGCTGGTGGGCCAATGCCGGAAATCGAAGCGGCTCGACCAAGGCAACAGCTAAGGATGGACGGCAAGGTCGTAGTCCTGCCGATGGTCGGGACAATGACACAGCGTGCTAATATGATGACTGAACATAGTGGGATGCTAAGCACTGACACGTTTGGTAAGATGATAAATCAGCTTGCTAATGATCCGTCTGTTAAGTCTATTATCTTAGATATTGATTCGCCTGGTGGTAGCATGTTCGGGATTGAGGAATTAACCCAGAATATCCGGGCTGCGGCTGGACAGAAAAGGGTCGTTGCTGTAGCAAATTCATTGATGGCATCGGCTGCATACTACACCGGGTCGGCGGCAACTAAAGTATTCGCCGCCCCTGGCTCACTTGTCGGTAGTATCGGCGTGATAATGACCCACATTGACCATAGTGAGGCGTTAGCGGCAGAGGGCGTGAAGTACACCTTTGTTACCGCAGGTAAATATAAAGCTCTTGGTAACGCTACAGAACCGATGGGCGAGGATGCTATGGCTTATATGCAGGGGCTTGTTGATGATGGATATGACCAGTTTTTGTCGGCTGTAGCGCAAAACCGCAGGGTATCTAAGTCGAAAGTGAAAGAACAGTACGGACAAGGTAAGGTTTTGTCGGCCAAAGACGCACTGAGCGTTGGCATGATCGACGGAATTAGAACACTTGACGAAGTTATAAGCATGGAATTAAGAAGAAAACAGAGGTAGCTTTCACGCGGTAGCGGTTAGCGTCTTTGATTGTTTGTTTAATTATAGTGAAGTTTAAATTTAGAAAGAACATTATGAAGTATTCAGAAATGCTCGCAAAACTCAAAGCTGATAATGCAAGAATCATCGAGATAGATGAGATGGCAGAGGTCACCGAAGAGCTTAAGGCAGAGCAAGACGTGCTCATTACCGCGTGCGAAGACATGAAGGGTAAGATTGAGCGTAAAAAGGCATCTATCGAGACAGAAGGTTATCTCGCAGACGCTACGGAAAACAAACCTATCGAAGCTAGAGTTATTGGAGCAAGTCCTATTATCCAGGAAACAATCACCGCTGCAAAGCCGATTGTGATTCCTGCAAGAGCGGCCCGGTTCAATAACACACTGAGGGCATTTAAGGGTAAAAATGCAGATATAGACGCTTTTACAAGTGGTATGTGGCTTTCTGCTGTACTCGGCAATGCAAGTGCCGCTCAGTTCTGTAATGAGCATGGCATTGCTATCAATGCTGTCCATGAAGAGGGCGTTAATACCACTGGTGGGTATCTAGTACCAACAGTGCTTCATACTGCGATCATCGACCTACAGAAAGAGTACGGTGTATTCAGGCGTGAATCTGAGGTTATTCCTATGACTTCTGATAAGCTTTTGATTCCTCGTACTACGGGCGGCCTTGAAGCTTACTTTGTTGGTGAAAGCGCGGCAATGACTGAATCGACCGCAAGCTGGGACGATATAACTCTATCGGTCAAGGATTGCGGCGTATTGACTCGCGTAACAAACGCACTTGCCAGTGACGCGATTATTCAGCTTATGGATAATCTGACAGTCAAAATCGCAAGAGCATTGGCTCTCAAAGAAGATCTTGTTGGCTTCTTGGGTACAGGCATTTCTACGCACGGCGGGATTACTGGTGTAATTACCAAGCTAATCTCTACTGCGTGGACTGCTCCAAGTGTCAACACTGGCGCCGGCCTTGTCGAATGGGGTACTGGCGTTGGCTTTGAGAATATCACGCTTGCCAACCTAACGAGCTTGATGGCATTACTGCCGACATATGCTCGTGCTGGTGCGAAATGGCATTGCACTCCGGCATTCTTTGACTCTGTGATTACCCGGCTGGTTCTGGCTCAGGGCGGTAGCACGGCGACCGAAGTTATTAACGGTATTCCTATGACTAGAGCTCTCGGCTATCCGGTTGTCTTGAATGAGACAATGAACTCGGTCGGCACAGATCAGGAAGTAAGCTTGCTGTTTGGCGATTTAGGCCAGGCGACTACTTTTGGAGATCGTCAGCAGATGTCAATCGCGTCTTCGGACAGTGCAACTATCGGCGGACAGTCAATGTTTGAACGTAATCAGCGTGCTTTGCGTGCTATTGAGCGGTTTGATATTGTTGCCCATGATGTCGGGACAAGCTCTGCTCCTGGCCCAATCGTTGGCTTAATGGCTTACGACGCATCGTAACTAACGAAACTTTAACTTGAAAGGTTAAAAAATGATACATGCAAATGAAGGCAAAAATGCGATTTCTCCGGGGATTGCAGTAACTAACGCAACGGCCGAACACACACTAGACCTTGACACGTCTGGCAGTGATCAGCTTAACATTCTTATCGCTTGCGGTACTCACAATTCGGCGACAGAAGCTATCGACACTGTTTCTGTCTATGAGTCTGACACTGTGACGCAGGCGACTAACATGGAACTGATTGCCGCACTGTCAAGCGGTACGGCGACAAGTACGTCGGCAAGTAATATCCTACCAACTGCTGCTCTTATGGCTCTTGGCGGGAATGTTCAGGAACTCCAGATCGACTTGCGGAAACGTAAGAAGTATGTTGGTGTTGCTGTTATCTCAGGTGTTGTCGCTGCTGGATGTGCTATTGTCACCTCCGCAAGGTTGACCCGTAATGAGAAGTCGGCAGATTCGGCGACTGAAAAAGACCAGGTTGATTTGGGTGCGACCACTGTTAGCGGTTGTATGCAGGTCATTACTGCTTAAGAATTTCCTTTATCTGGGGTCGGCTCGTGGCCGGCCCTGATAAGGGGCTTTAAAGATAAAGGGAAATGATAATGAGTGACTTGCAACAGATATTCGTGATTTGGTGGGGTTTAACCACTGGAGTATGTTCAATAATTATAGCGATTAACAGTTTTAAAAGATAAAGGAAAATAAATTATGCTAAAACTAAACCTCGGATCGGGGAAACTAAAACTAAAAGGCTTTGAGAACATCGACAAGATGTACGGAACCAGTGTGTTTCCGCTGGATTACGATTCTGGCGAAGTGGACGAAATATACGCCTCTCATATCCTCGAACATTTCAGCAAGCATGAAACCGCAAGGGTGCTTCGTGATTGGGTAGACAAACTACGTCCGGGTGGAGTGCTTAAAATAGCTGTACCGGACTTTGATAAAATAGCGTTGGCTTATGTTAATCAGGAAAAGCAAGAGCATTCGCCAAACGATCTAATTATGGGCGGTCAGACAGACGAAAACGACTTCCATAAGGCTATATTCAACAAGACCATACTAACAAAACTATTAGAGCAAGCTGGTCTGTCCGACATTCGCGCGTGGGAATCACAAGTTCAGGATTGTGCATCCATGCCGATAAGCTTGAACCTTGAAGGCACAAAACCCGGCGGGTCTGAAATCAAGATACAGGCCGTTATGACATTACCGCGATTAGGATTTACAGCCAATATGTTCGCCGCAGCAAAAGTATTCCCTAAGCTTGGAATCGGCTTTGATACTGCATCGGGTGTATTCTGGGGACAAAAGCTTTCCAGGTTGATTGATAAGCACCTAAACGATGGAACCGAGTTCATTATAACGCTCGATTATGACACAGCTTTCAGGGAAGAACACGTAATTCGTCTCTTGCAATTGATGGCAGAGAATCCAGAGGTTGACGCTATTGTTCCTGTCCAGACAAAAAGGGAAAACGAAACTCCTATGTTTGCCATAGTTAATGACGATGGTAGCGGTAAGAATGTCGCTCTTACTGAGTTTGAGCCGGAACTTGTACCGATAATGAATGGGCATTTTGGACTTACTATATTCCGCGTGTCTGCATTCTCTGGACTTGAAAAGCCGTGGTTCTTACCTCATCCAAACGAGGATGGCGACTGGAACGAAGGCCGGATAGACGAAGACATTCACTTCTGGCATAACTGGTGGAAGTGCAAGCGACGAACATGCCTCGCCACAACAGTCATGCTTGGTCACTTGCAAATGATGTGTACGTTCCCAGGCCCGGCAAGGACAGGATTTAAGCCAGTGCATTATTACATGAATCAATTAGACAGTGGCCAATGGCCAGAACATTGCCTGCCCAAAGTGGAGTTATTGAAATGAAAATAGAACTATTAAAGGCTTACGGGATGTCGGGAAAGGGCGAAATCCTTAACCCGTCCCCGGTCATTGCAGACATGTTAATTAAACGTAAAGTAGCCAAAGCTGTAATCGTAAAGAAAAAGAGGGCTAAAAAATGCTCGAATACCAAATAACAACACCGCCAGCAGTAGAACCATTGACACTGGACGAAGCAAAGCTGAATCTCCGTGTTGATTGCGATGCTGACAATGCCCTAATTACGGCTTTGATTATCGCTGCCCGCAGATGGTGCGAGCAATACGAGAATCGGGCGTATATTACGCAGACGATCACAGCAAAGACATTCTGGCTGCCGAGTGAGATTGTATTGCCGTTGCCTTTATTGCAGTCAGTGACTTCGATTACTTATGTTGACTTGGCTGGTGACGAGCAGACCTTATCGTCTGATCTGTACGATGTTGACACTTATCGCGAGCCGGGACGGATAACGAAGGCTTATAATGCAACATACCCATCTGCAAGAGGCGATATTAACGGCGTAACGATAGTATATAAAGCAGGTTACGGCGATGCCGCTGCCGATGTACCGGCAGAGACGAAACAGGCTATGCAGTTGTTTATAGCTCACCTGTACGAGAACCGTGTGGCCGTTACTGAGATAAACATGAATACCTTACCGCTTGGAGTTAAGGCATTGCTGAATAAAAGGGTTAAAACAGTATGAAGATAGGAGATTACAACCGAAGAGTAGAAGTGCAGACGAATACACCGCAACCAAAGGACAGCATGGGCGGCGTTACTTATTCGTGGGCTACTACTTCGATTGTTTGGGCGAAAGTCATCAACCTTACAGGCGGTAAGCTTGAAGCGGCCCGACAGATCGACATTAAGGCAACTGTTGAGATACAGACCCGCTTTTGCGGTACAGGCGGCGTATCAGGCATTACTATTGCTAATCAGTTGGTATACAACGGCAGAACCCTTGAAATAGTCCATGTGAATGACGTATTTGAGCAACATACGGAATTACGGCTTACATGTAAGGAGCAGATCGATGGCTGATGGTATACATATAACAACTAAAGGATTTGAGATTTTCGACGCCCAATTGCAAGCACTTGAAACAAAGGTCGCTAGAGGTATAATCAGAAAAGCTGTCAGAGGTGGTGCTAAGCATACGCTGAAACAAGTTAAGTCCAATGCTCAATCAATGGTTGGCGGCAATATGGGAAGCTTGTTAGCAAAGTACGCTAAAATAATAGTCTTTGGACATCAGCGACGTGGTAGTTATGGCGTGCAGATAGGCATGAAACCAAGAGTACCAGAGTTCGATTCATGGCGGCAAGGCTCTGCTACTTCGGTTGATTTTTCTAAGGGCGGGAAAATAGGAAAAACAACTGGCAAGAGCTATATTCCTGCTGCATTAGAATATGGGCATGGAAACGCAAGGCCAATACCATTCATTCGCAGTGCGTGGGATGCTACTAAAGGCAGAGATGTCAAGACTATGGGCGACATATTAAGACGTGAAATAACAAAGGCAGTGAATACAAGAGGCGTAAACTTAAGTGGAATATAAACAATTTAAAACTGGAATTGAACGCGAAGCCCGCAAGCAGCACGGGGCGTAAAGGGAGAGAAAATGGCAGAAAAGACAAGAGATATATGGTTAAAACTAACATTGGGATTCTTATTTGCTTTAAGTATGGCTATTGCGACAATGGGAGCGAATGCTATTGACCGGAAAGCCGACAAAGAAGCACTTAACAAGCATGAGATTTACCAAGACAAGCAATTTAGCGACATGAAAGAGTACCAGAGAGAACAATTTGATAGCTTTGAGAAGTATATAAAAGCAGTTACATTTACTAAATAGGTTTAAACCATGATAAATTCAATAATAGACGCCAGAATAACGACAGTGGAGCTTTAAAATGGCAGACCAAACTTTCTATATTGACCCAACTATAGGCAATGATGGGACGGGCACAGAAGGCAATCCGTCCTTGCCGTATAAGACAATCAGTGCGGCGATAGATGATGTTAGTGCTACGGGGGCGGATGTTGCCACAATACGCTTAGTGGATGGTACTTATGATAAGATTACGCAGGTGTATTCAGGCGATTGGAGGCTACAGTTTGACTCCGGTGAGGCAGGTACAAATATTGTTATTCGGCCAGACACAGCAGAAGTCATAACATTAGATTTTGATGTCGAGTCAACTTCTGCTTATGCCGTAAATTATGCAGGTACAAGCGATGGGATTCATGTCACTTTCAACGACCTAATAATGGTGTGTGATGCAAGGGATCAAGGGTTTGCTTTGGACGCAGATTCTATTGGGTCATCGTTGACTTTGAATAATATAAGCATTGCTAATACCGCATCTGGAGTAGTTATTTCCGTAGCCTTGGGGACTGGGCCTTTCCAGAAACTAGAAATAAACGACTGCGATTTGGCTTGCGATGGAGCAGGTCAGAATGTAATCTTTTCCCAGAATGATATAACGGACGGTATTTATATCACCAATTCTACACTTCGCCATTTTGCAACAGATATAAACTCCAATGCTATCTCAGCTTCAGAAACGGCCACCGTTACTAATTTGTCGATTATAGACAGTACGATCCAAGGTGGCCGGAGAGGTCTTATATCTCAGCGATGGGCGAAAAACATATTACTGGATAATGTAGATTTCACATCTACGCAGATAACAGTGGGGGATGATGCTGGCCCTTCACTTGTCTGTGGGTATGAGTGGGATCAAAATGCAGACTGGGCTACAGGCCAAGCATATAGTATTGGCGATCTTAAACAAAGCGTAGGCACTTTATGGGAATGCCATCAAGCAGTAGGGTCGTCGGCAGCTACAGAAGAACCGGGTGTTGGGGCAACATATAAGCAGTTTTGGGCGTTATATACAGGCATAAATTTAGTCGCCAGAAATTGCAGTTTTACTATTGATGACGTAGGCGCGGCTCATGCTTGCGGTATTTTCTATGGCGTAAACGCTGTATTGATAGGTTGTACTGCGTCTGGCGGGGACAGTCAGTTTGTAGTTAAAGGCGAGAATGCAGTTATATGTTACTGTTCTGCAACAGGTGCAAATCCATGTAGCGTAAAAGGAGCAGACAGTTCTAGAGTTTTCAATAACTACTTTAGAGCTACATCAGGCTTCGCTTTAGGCGTAAACGATCAAGACGGATTCTACCCAGTTAAGCAAAGGATATTTAACAACATACTGATAGGCACAGGTGGAGGTATACCTTTTACTAACAACAACAACCCGACGCCCGACCTATTTGCTGATAATAATATCTTTTGGAATGAGACAGGTACGCAGTTGGCGGCATTAGGATTCGCTGGCAATCAAACATCAATTGCCGAGATACAGGCTTATTACGAAGACTATGTATTCCCGACAAATGAAGCGAATGGCTTAGAACAAGACCCTGGCAGTGCAACTGGAATCTTAATTGATGACGAATGGTACGGCATTCCTGGTACTGGTGGTGGCGTAAGTAAATCAAGAATATTCGGAGCAATGTAAAATGCGAGAACTATTACAATCAAGTACAGATAAAGTCATCAACTTCTATATGGTCGATTCAACTGACCATATAACAGAGGAGACGGGTCTTACTGTAGCCGTAGCCTTAAGCAAGAATGGAGCGGCCTTTGGTGCGGCGGCAGGTGCGGTCGCAGAGGTCGGCAATGGGATATATAAGCTTACTCCGACAGACGTAGACACTGGGACGCTTGGGCCTTTAGTGGCAAGAGCAACAGCTGCCGGAGCAGACAATAATGTTGTCGAAACTAACATTGTAGCTAACGACCCTTATACAGCAGACGGGGCATCGCTCAATAAAACCCCTATGATTGTAAAGCAGGGACAAACAGACGTAACGACTTATTTTAAGCTGATAAATGCGACGACCGGACTACCAGAAGTAGGGTTAGTTGCTGCTGACATTGCCCTTGAATACATCAGGGATAGGGACTTATCTATACCTATAATTGCAGGCGACATATCCCGGGCACAAGATCATGAAGACGGCGGTATCGTCGGCTTCAGCAATGGAATCTACCGTGTCGACTGGCCTGACGCAGCGTTTGCATCCGGCGTAGATAAAGTGCAACTTATGGTTATAGGCGATGATATTGATATTGCTATTATGGAGGCCGAACTAGAGATAATTAGTGACAGCCTCTTCCCGGACGAAGTATTTGACCCGGCAGCCGGAACTATCCGTTACAACAAAAAGGGAACTGTAACCCAGTTAAGCAAGAAAGACCTGAAAGACCCGGCAGGCGATCCGGTAAATTCGACCGAGGACATCATTGCGGAGGCAACCGAGCAATGAGCATAACAGCCTCAAATGTTGGACAGAATAACGGTGTGGTAATGCCCACGGCTGGACAAGCCAAAGATGGCATTGAGTTCGGTTGGCCTGACACGCGAACCGGAACGGGGCTATGTACCGCTCCTGCCGCTCCTATTATCACGGGCGTAGTGGACAACGGCGATCAGGACAGCGTAACGGTATCGGTAACGACAACGCCAATAACGAATACAGTCCAGTTATATTACAGACAAAAGGACGAATCGGCATGGACTACGGGATTAACTAGGTCGGGTTCGGGCGATATTGTCCAGACCGGGCTTGCCGATGGTGTTTGGTACGAGATGTATTGTACCGCACAGGACACAAACGAATCAGCACCGTCTAATCTGGTAACGGTTTACCTTGCATCTTTGGCTGGTACAGGAACGCTTAAGCAGGCGATATACGCCATACTAGTAGGCGATAGCACACTAGAAGCTTTAGTTGGTGACAGAATAACGCCGGGCGGCGATCCTGTTGAAGGCCAAACGTCCGTAACGTACCACGCTATAAGCATGGATGCCGACAAGCATACGATGGACGGGCCTGACACGCTCGCCACAAGGCGGATGCAGGTCAATTCCTATGGATTGTCCGAGTTGTCCGCCGTAAGCGTCTCAACGGCGGTACGCAAGGCACTGGATGGATTCAGCGGGACAGTCAATGGCGTACCAATATCTTACGTTTCTTTGAGAGACGAAGGCGATCTGGACGAATTTCAGCCAGGCAACAAACCAATAAGCCGACACGGGATTCGGCAAGATTACGAAATAACTTATACAAGACAGTAACTTTTTGAAAGGGTATTATCATGGCAGGAATAGGCAGTTTTGGGATTAAAATAAATGGAACTGAGAACTTTAACACGGCGGCTAATTCAAGTGCGACGGCAACGTCAGAATTAGTCTCTCATATCGGCGAGGTGACGGGTATTACTATGCCCGAAGTGGTTGTTGGCGAAATCGACGTGTCTTCGTTCGATTCAGCAAGCAACTTCATGGAATATGTCAGCGGCCAGAAAGAACCGGGGACTATTGATCTCACTTTGAATTACGACGCAGATCAGCTTGCTTTGGCTATCGCGGCTATTGGTGATACAAACGAGATATGGCAACTCAGCTTCCCCGACGATTCGATTTACAAGAGCGTAGGTTTCTTGAGCAAGGCAGTTGGTGGCGATGCAGCCCCTAACAGCAAAATCGCCGGAGTCGCTGCGATTAAACTAAGCGGCATACCAACTGCATCAACCAGTTTCGTAGCACCGGCAGCACCGGCGGTATAATTAAAATCTTATTAAGGAGATAAAGAATGTTATTGACTAGACAAGAAATCATTGATTGCAATGATATTAAAACAGAAGTGGTCAAAGTCCCTGAGTGGGGCGGCGAAGTAACAGTTAAGGGTTTGACGTTGGCCGAAAAGGACGTATGGACAGATTCGATAATAGAAGACGGCAAAGCCAGCATGACGGGTGCTACAGCGAAGCTTTGTGCTTTGTGTATGCGTGATGAATCCGGCAAGCTATTGTTTACCGACGATGACATACCGGCATTGCAGGCTAAATCAGCAGCAGCATTGGATAGGGTTTTTCAGGTTGCTCAAAGACTTTCTGGTATTGGCCAGGAGGACATCGAGGAAACAGTAAAAAACTCAGGAAAGACCACGACAAGCGATTCAGACTAAAGCTTTGTCGTGAGGTTTTCCATTGCACTCTTGCAGAACTCGGCCAGCGTATGTCGGCCAAAGAGTACACTTTATGGATTGCTGAGTACAATATCCGTCCGTTTGGCGAAGAATTGCAGGACTATCGAATTGGTATGGTGACGCAGGCTGTCAGAGCTGCTAATTCTAAAGACGCGGTACATATAAAGGATTGCATCCCATTGTATGAAGCCGTGGAAGAAAAAAAAGAGTTTGATTGGAAAGCGGCAAGTGCCGCATGTAAAGCCCATGCAGTAGCGATGGGCGGTAAGGTAGACTAATGGCCACTATCAGTACTTTAGCTGTAAACTTAATAGCACGCACCTCATCCTTTGAAAAGGGAATGAAGCGGAGTCGTAATGCGACTAAGAGCTTAAAGGCTACCATTTCGGGTGCGGTTGGATCGGTCGCTCGCTTCGCTAAAGGTCTTGTGCTGGCTGCTGGGATCGGTGGTATGGGCTTCTTGCTGAAAAGCACGTTGACCACTCTGGATGCTGTGTCGAAGTTGGCACGTAGGCTGGACATTACTCACGAGGCATTGCTTGGTTTGAGGCACGCCGGAGAGCTTGCAGGCATAAGCGTTCAGGCTATGGATAAGGCGCTTGAAACCTTTACCCGTAGGATGGGAGAGGTTAAGGCTGGGAGTGGTGAGGCGAAGCGTGGGCTTGAGGCTTTGGGGTTGTCTGCTGAAAAGATGATTGCAATGACACCTGATAAGGCTTTGCTTGTCATCGCTGACCGGATCGAGACGCTCGGAACTCAGGCAGAAAAGGCCGCTGCTGCTTACTTCTTATTCGGCCGTGCGGGTGCTCAGATGCTTAACCTGTTCGAACAAGGTGCAAAGGGTATTGAGGAAGCACAGAAACAGGCGAAGGAACTTGGAATTACACTGGAGGGCTACGACCTTACGCAGATCGAGGCCGCTAATGATGCAATGTTGAGCTTTAAAAAGTCGATGACTTCGCTTGTTCAGGTGGCAACAATAAGACTTTCACCTGCCATTACGAAGATCGTTAAGCTGATTACTAAATACAGAGAGCAGATTGTAACCTCAACAAAGAGAACCATTATTTTTATCGCTAAGACTTTCTTGATTGTTAAAACCATCAAGCTTGTAGGTGGTGCGATTCGTGGACTTATAGCAATATATAAATCACTTGCCGCTGCACAGACAGTCACGCTTGCTCTTGGTGGGCCTGCTGGATGGGCTACGTTGGCTGCTGGTGTCCTTATCGCCACAGGTGCTATCGTTGGTATCAATAAGGCAATAGACGGCACAATCACGGGCCTTGATAAGTTATCTAGCAAGCAACAGCAGACCTTAGATGAGGCCAAGCTTGTAGCCGATATTGCCCAGAAACAAAGAATACTCGCAAAACTATCTGCTCCGCGGCAAGGTTTCGCAAGCGAAGAACTTAGGAGTAGAGTAATTGCTCAACAAAAAAGAGCAATTGAGCGTGCAAAAGAAAGGCTGGTCATATTCCGGCAACAAGCAGACGCTAAAGACGCACTTGTAAAGGCTGGTATAGATGAACTATCGCAGCAAAAGAAGTTGAAGGAATTAGAAATAGAGGCAGTAAAGCTTACGGAGGCATTGCTAACTCCAGCACAAAAACTAAAAGATGAAATAAAACTAATAAATGATTTATACAAAGAGGGTCTCATTACGACAGACCAGCTATTTAAAGCCACAAGGAAAGTTAGCCTTGGCGGTTTAATAGCAGACGCAGATTCACTTAAGCAGTCATTAAAAACACCACTACAGCTATTGGAAGACCAAGTTAAAAAAATAGGTGTCCTATTTAATGCGGCACTAATAACCCAAGAGGAGTTTACTAAGGCTACTAATTTGCTTAGCCTTAGAGATTTAGTTGCAGAAGCCAAGCAACTCAAGGAATCCATCCTCACGCCAGTTGAATTACAAGGAAGAGAGATAGAGCGGATAAATGAATTACTCGCTAAAGGGTTGATTACGGCAGAAGAACAACAAAAAGCACTTGCCGGTGTTGGTGGTGGCGGCGAATTAAAGGGCGGTCGCTTCCAGGAAATCCGCTCAGAGTTTATCGACGTTGCCGCATTGAACGCAGGTAAATCCACAAGTGGCGTTGCAAAGACTAACACCTTATTGCAGGAATCAATCGCAATACAATCCAAAACACTTAATGAAATTACAGGGAAAGATGTACTATGAGTGTTCCACATTTATATAACATTAAGGGCGCAAGGGGTTCTTATGATGCTTCGATTAACGGGTATACTTTTATAGTAAAAGCTACACTTACTGGCATTGTTGGCGTTGGCGACGATGCCGACGTTAAGCAGTTATATGCCTCATTGGTTGACAATGCTATTCCGAATGTTGGCGATGACCTTGGCCTTGCCTTGGACATCTCCGACCTTGACGGTTGCTGGCTACGCAACATAGAATCCGACCCGCTTGGTGACGGGCAGTTTTCGCTGACCCTCACTTACCAACAGAGCCAATGGGGGATAATACAGGTTGACGTTGGAAGTCAGTTAAGCCAGATCGAGACGACTAACGATATAGATGGCAATGCAATTGAAACCAATTACGAATACCCATCTGATTACGGTGGTACAGATCCCAATGCAGAGCAGTTGAGATTAAGAGGTACGGGTGAATTAAAACAGGGCGGCACTGTCAATGTGTTCAAGCCCGAAGGCTCAAGGATTTACACAGTAAGGGAAACCAATGACCCGTCGATACCGCAGATGCTTTATGAGGGCAAGGTCAATGATGCCACATGGTGGTTTGTTCCTGCTGGCGAATGGCTTTGTACTTCAATTACCGGAACAAGCGACAATAGCGGCGTACTGGTTACAGTCCCTACTCATTTCGTGAACCGCTACGAATTTCAACGCAAGATAGGCGGATGGGATCCCGAAGTTGTTTATTCAGATGACCTTACCGGCGAAAAAGTTCCAGACCCAGTGCCAGGTCTTGGCATTAAAAAGATTCTAGAGTATGACGAATTTGACTTTACTGACTTATTTCCGACTCCATTTTAAAGGCTTATATGTTTAAGCAATTTAACAAGAAAATATTACCGCAGCTCAATGTCATGTGGCGGCAACTCCGTGGCTTGGGGAAGATGACGGGTGATGGCTATATCAACGTGAGGCGTATTGGTGATAACGTAGCCCTTAACTTGAATATCCAGAAGCTAAAGGGTCTATTTGGTGGCAGTGGTGCTGGTGGTGGCGCAAGCATGGCCTTTGTCAAGACCGCACCCGGAGCAGTGACTACGGTAGATTGCTTTCTCGGTACAGACACGACCGGGACCGAAATAACTGTCAATTGCTCTGTGATCGGTGGGGATGGCAGCGAGGTCTTAAACGAAGCTGTCCCGCGATTAATCGACGGCTCGCTTATATTCGTGGAGCAGTTTGGGCCTGATTGGTGGTGTACTACGCCGTTTATCGCTACAGATGATTGTTTATGCGTACAGGAAGACGCGGTATTTACCAGCGTGACAATCGACGAAGATGAGAAGTTTACACTAGACGGTGTTGGTGGAGATACATTCATAACGTATGTCTCGGCGGATGCCGAACTTGAGACTACTGTAGACGCGGTTAAGGTGACGGAAACGAGAGGGGATTAAAATGGCACATAAAATATTAGTTACCTTAGATACTGGGTCGGGCAGGATAGTGAACACGACACTCCTCACTGTAGCCGACACGCCATATACAGTTTTGCCCTCAGACCACCATATATCCTGCGACACTGACGGGGGTGCTATTACTGTTAATCTGCCCGCTGGGATTGATGGCACTGAATATTACATATACAACACAGGCTCATCTGGCTTTGATGTAACTATGTCGCCCAATGGGGCCGAAACATTACTCGGTGATAATTCCGACTACGACATACATGACGATTCAGACGAGCAGATAAATTACTTTACGACGAAGGGATGGCGATAATGCCTAATAGAGATTCAGGAACAACAGACTTCTTGCTTGAGGTTGCTAAGGGTAATATCCCCGGCCACTACGCCGTGAACAAATACGGTAGTTCGTCTAACATTGACACGACCCCGACAGATGTATGGGATCACGCCACGCAGAACATATGGCTAGCTCCAACGGCAGCACGTATTCACGAGATAGTATCTACAAGCGATGCAGACTCAGATACAGGCGGAGCGATTGCTCAGGGTGCAGGTGCAAGGACTATCAGGATTTGGGGCTTGCAGGACTGGGACACAGCAGAGACTAGCGAAGATGTAATAATGGATGGAACGGATGGCACTGATACTGTGAACTCTTATGTCATCATACATAGACTGAAGGTATTGACGACAGGTTCGACTGGGCCATTCGCTAATGTCGGTATTATCTCTGCCGTAGCAGCTGTTGACGGAACTACCACGGCCCAGATATTCACTGCAAAAGGACAGACCCAAATGGCAATACTTGGCGTGCCGTCTACACAGCAATTCTTTATGTACGACTTCCACGCATCTATCGCAAAAGACTCGCCCGGAGTTACGCCAAAAGCGGGTATAATTATATTCTCAACTGTTGACGTAGAAAATAACCCACAAACCTACTTATTCAAACATACAGCGACACGGCAAGGAGACGGAACAACGTCTGGCACGACTCCGTTTATTGTGCCTAAAGACGGTTTTCAAGGGCCGTGTATTATAAAATTAGCAATGGTGGCAGATACTAATAATTCACTGGGCGACGCTTCATTCGACGGAGTATTGGTAGATAATTAAATGGGCATTAAAGCAGAATACAATCCAAGTACAGGACTAATGCACTTCACGGCTGCTACGGGCAAGGTGCAGGTGGTGGACGATGGCATATCGCCTGGGGAACCCTGTGCGTGTACATCTGGAGGTGGGAGCAAACTGCCGTCAGTTCCAAGTTCCATACATGTTGAGTTTACAGGTTGGACTAATTGTACTGAATGTTATGGGCGAAAGGTAGGGTGTATTGGGTCAGTAAGATTCACTAGCCTAACCATAGGCTCGGGAGACTTACAATGGGACAACAACTGTACATATCTAGGTACATTGCCAATTACTGAGCATAGAGAAAATTGGTCCTTTCCGGATTCTACTTGTGACGGCCCCCCAGACGGTGA